GCTTCTATTGGAGGTCCTTCACCTGACGTACCATCGTGTGTATGACCAGAACTTGCATTAAAGGCGGCAACAATAGCATCAAACTCTCCATCTAAATCAGAAGCATTAATTACGTTGCCATCTGCAATGTTATTACCCGTATCATTACGAACATAACCTGTACCCATTGTTATCTCCTATCGTTCACAGTATATTCTAGTGTAGCAGAATCTACAGAAAATACTGCGTCTGTTCCTGAACCAGTTGTTTCATACAAAATAGATATAGTAAACCCTGAACCAGTATTCTGTACTTCGTAAATAGCTTTCTGTTTATTACCAAATGGAGATGTTCCATATATACCTTCACCAAATGTAACTGAAGCCGCGGAATCTGTTGTTAATATAGAATCAGGTTGTACAGAATCAGGCTGGTCATAATCAAATTTTAATGAATACTCTAAATCAAATGTACCATTAACATCTAAGTAAGTAGTTCCTTTATAAACAGTTTTCCTAACTTCTGAATCTCCTAATGGAACAAAGGGTGTAGCAAAACTTGCCGCAATATTTGCACCGTCTAATGTATTTCCTTGTTCCATTTGATATACATAACCTGTAGCATTGCCAAAGTATATTGCCTCAAATGCACCAGCAGTGCCAAAGTCATACTCACTATATACTACATAAGCATTAAAACCACGTAGGTCATTCCATTGTATGCCTTCTTGTAATTGTGTACCAGCTATACCTTTTGATGCCGCATCACTATTACTAGCATTGTATCCGAATAATCTAAACTGACTTTTCTCTCTAATTACTGTACTAGAAAAACCACCGGGGCTAGAAGATGTTAAATCTATTATTTCTGTCTGTATTGGTTTAGATATAACAGCAAGTCCGAAGTCACCAATTTTATCTGTAGCACTAAATAATCTAAGACCATCAGGACCTAAGAATATAATGTCACCACCTATTTCTTGTATAGTATCCTCCGATACACAACCAAGATTTCTTGATACAGGTTGCAAAGTAAAGTCTGATATACTGCTACCTTGTAAAACATTTATAGTGCTTTGACTAAAAATAACTAACTGTTCACGGAAAACAATTAATCCAGTAATAGGGTCGCCTATGTTTATAGAACCACCACCGTTAGCAACAGTAAAGTCATCATCTTCATAAGGTGCTGAGTAAACTAAAGTGTTACCTACTGCTAAGAAAACATGATTTTTAAAATTAATAATTTGAGTAGCACCAGATGTATCAGCAGGTAATGATGATAACTGTTCAAATGTAGTACCATCAAACCTAAACGGTTTACCTGTACCATCAACAACCATAAGTTTTTCTGTGCCATCAAAGTTATACTTTAAAAATCTAATCTTTCCTGAACCACCTATTGTAACACCTGCACTGCTATATGCAGCATTATCTGTGGCTTCTGTCCAAGAAGTAGTACCAGCTAAACCATCACAGAAAAATAAACCATCTCCTCTACAAGCATACACGTTAGCACCATACTTAAACACACCACGAATTAAACCTGAGTTTGGAACAACTGGTATGTTAGTAGATGTACCACCTAACTTTTCATATCCTTCAACTCTACGATAACCACCAAACACAGAAGGTTCAAAGTTACGTAGAATACGAGCAGACCCCGGTGCTTCTATACCATGTTGATAAGGTGATAAGTTAGTAATCAAACCACCTTTAAAAAGTATTGAATATGTTTGCCAATTATCAGCCATTAAGTAGAAAGCCTCACAAAGCTAGAAGATGTACCACTTGTATTACGAGTTATCATGGAAGAACTAACATAGTACGTTCTATTAATAAGAGTAGAACGCATATTTTTAATACCCTCTTCAAACTTTTCTTTTGCAACTAAAGCATCTTGTGTATTACCTCTAAACAAATATGCATAGTGCATAGCACCATCCACTATAATATGTTTAAATCTTTCGGGTATTGTAGGTACATCATCGTGTAATTCTAAATCTACAGGAACTCTATAGTATTCATAAATAATAGAGTACGCCTTATCAGGCTCTGGTGTCACAATGTATTCTAGTGCAGGACCATGAGCAACCAAACGTGGAACACCCTGCCTTGCTGTAGAATTATATTCTTGTTCTACATAACTTTCTAAATACTCTTCATATGTTATTATGCCTAATTTTTCAGTAGCATTTCCTAGTGTAGTATTTTCTTTAATTCTAAAAGTATTAAAGTTAACTAGCTTAGTATCATATGGAAAAGGATATCTACTAACATCAGCAGATAAGGTATCTTCTTGCTCTACATGGTTAAAAGGCCAATTGTATTCGTGTTGGTTAATATCTCTTATTGAAGCATTGACTGCATCTTGTGCGTGAGCATAAAAACCTTTTACCGTAGCAAAGTTGGACGTAGTAAGAACAACTTCATTAACTCTTTTGTTTACTTCATTAACAAGACCAAGAAAATCGTAAGCCATTATTTCTCTCTTATAACTAGTTTAATTGTTCTTTCAGCAACCTTAGATGCATTGTCTGTAATCTTACAAGTAAATGTATATTCTCTATTTAAAACACCACCACCTATATTTATTGTAGCAACTGTGTTTGTGTTAGACTGACCTACATTTTGAATGCTATCTGTGACTGCACTACTTGACGCTGTAGTTAATGTTTGTCCAGCACCTAAAGTAGTTTTACCTATTTCGGATGTTTGTACAGACCACACAACAGATGCTATTGTATTGCTACCTAAAAACCTAGACCAGTCTACACTGTAGTCTAATGTTTCATCAGGGTCTTTAACAGGCCAACGAAATGACATCTATATCTCCTATGCGGCTCTTACTCTTCTTTCAGCAGAAGTAGAATAAGGCTGAATATATACTTTTCTATTTTCTTGAGGAACAAATATTGTTCTTCTATTTAAACCAACTTTTTCTACGGATACTGTTCTGTTTTCATTTGGTACGTAGATACGTCTTTCTTTAGACTGTTCTGTAAACCCTTCTACATAAACAATACGTTTTCGTCCATATAAATCTTTAACTGTATCAAAGTCAAAGATAACTCCAGTAGAAGTTATAGAACCTAACGCTGATGTACCCAGTATACTTGTTAATAGTTTTTTAACATTTATACTAATAGTGCCAATAGAAGAAGTAGCCGATACACTTTCTATGTTTTCACTAGTACCAACTAGTATACTACCAGCAGTTCCAGTAGCTTCAACTCCATCTAAACCAGCCGTAGGATTTAATTGTAATGCCCCTGCTGATGATGTTCCAACAACACCCGTAGGAACTTTCTTTATGTTAACACTGACAGCAGTTAGACCAGAAGTACCTAGTATACCAGTAGGTGTGACACTAACACCAGCACCTAAACTACCTGCTGTACCAGTTGCTACAACGGCTGTTAGTACATCACTAACATCAATTTCAAATTGCCCTGTAGCTAAAGACGAAACTGCGCTTGTCGCACTTACTCCTGTTAAACCTACAACAGAAGATGGTATAATTTGTTGGACAGCACCTGTGGCACTTACACCTGTTAAAAGTTCACTAACATCAACTTCAAATTGACCAACAGATAAACCTGATACTGCACCCGTTGCGCTTACACCTGTTAATCCTGCGGCAGTTGCAGTTGTTACTGAACCTACTGCTGACGTAGCACTTGTACCTACTATATCTTCTTGTATATTTACTTGAAGAGCAGGACTATTTGTTGTGCCTACAATACCTGTAGGACCTACTGTATTAGCAACTGTAAATGTACCAATGCCACCAGTTGCACTTACACCAGTAATATCTTCAGTTACCTGCGGTTCTATTGAACCTAATGCTGATGTACCAGCCACTCCTACTATTGTTACTACTCTACTAATAACAACAGAGTTTACAGAACCAGTAGCACTTACACCAGTAATATCTTCTTGTATGTTTACTTGTACAGTTCCAACACCTGTTCCTGCACTAGAAGCTGGAGCAGAACTTACATCAAGATAAGCATAAAATGGACCACAACCAGAACCTGATTGTGCGCTAAAGAAACTTAATGTACCATTATTAATTGTAACAGATGGTGAACGTAACCAAAAATCGTTATCAAGTCCTCCGTTAGTTGTACTTGTACCAGTTTACATTTGCAATAACAACATCAGTATCATCAGATAAAAGATTTACAGATGTAGAACCTTCACCTGCTCTAACACGTAAATGATAGACATTGCTTATTTTTGCTACACCGAACCAAGCACCAATTCCAGAACCACCATGCTCCCAGAAAGGTACTGTTTCAGTAAAGCTAGATGGAAGTGTTAACTGACCAGCAAAAACAATATTAGCTGTCCTAGTTACAAAATTACCAACAACTGAGCCTTCAGGTAATGAACCATCTAAGGTTAAACCAAACTCAGGATTTGTTGAGTTTATTGCTACAACACCTGTTAAAGTAACACTATCAGATACACTAGGAACTATTGTTCCTAAACTAGAAGTAGCACTAACCGAAGTTAGTACTTCACTAATGTCTACTTCTAAACCACCTATGCTAGGTGCTTGTATTGCGCCTGTCGCACTAACGCCTGTTATTGATACGTTAGGAGATACAATTCCATATCTTGCAGAACCATATATTCCTGTACCAAAAAGAGCATCGTTAATGTCATAGAACGACATGTGCTACCTCTTTAAGCGATACGAATAATAGCGTTAGATGCGTCAGCAGCAGGAAATTCTATTGTTAAGTCACCAGCAGTAGCACTCACTGTTCCACCAAAGTCAATTACAGCAATTGCTTTATTTGATGCCGATGCGTTATATAAGATACAACCAGAAGCAGAAACTGTTACGTTAGAAAATACTTCATTAGCAAAGTCTACAATAGCTGTAGTGCCAGACAAAGCTATAGATGCACTGTCAAGGTTATTACCCCCTGCACTATAGTTTGTACCTGATGCCTCATCAGAGTTTCCAGTAACATCTGAGTAATTAGTTGTAGCGTTATTGTAAGTACCTGAAGGTGATGCTTTTATAAGAGCAAGTTTTATTGTATGTGTATCCATATCGTGAACAGCACCTAACAATTCTTGCTTAAAACTTTTACACATTGCAGTGGTAATAGCCATTTAATTCTCCATAATGTAAGATAAAAGGGGCAAGTTGCCCTGCCCCCTTATGTTAGTTAAGCAAGTGCGTCACGGGCTACTTCATTAGCAGTCGTGTCACCTTGGTCGCTGATGTCCATCATTACAGCGAAAGCACGTAGCTTACCTGCTGTAAATGAAGCACCACTACCTGCCAACACAAAGTCAATTGTATCACCAGATGTAGAAAGTGCTAGTCCATCAATTGCAACCTGTGGAGCATAAGCACCATCAGTCGCACCGTCAATGTCTAGTGCGACCGCAAACTCATCAACATCACCACCAGTGAAGCCAAGAGCAGCAGTTGCATCTGTAGCCGTATTCATAGTTGCAGATTCTACAACTTGAAAACCAGCACCCATAATTAGAGTGTTAGCTGGTACAGTAATTGCCTGAATAGTATCACCGGGAGCAATGCTATTTGTTGTCAGGTCAATTGTCACATCAACATAGTACGGGTTACGTCCACGTTGTGAGTTCCCTGAAGCGGGATGAAGAAGTGCAGTAATATTAGCCATGTCTTATTCCCCCCTATGCCAAGTGATATTTGGCGTTAACAAGAGCTTCAGGACGAAGTATCTTGCGACCATATAAATGCATACCACGAACAATGTCAGCAAAGCTGTCAGGGTCACGATATGTTTCGGTCTTGTTAATCTGCTCTGCGGTAGCAACAGCAGAATCATGTCCTGCAACAATCATACCATAGTTGGTAGTAGAGTTCGTACCAGTAAAGGACGGACCTGTTCCAACAGAAGGAAGATTATTAGAGGTGTACACAGTAAAGCCATGAATCTGTGTACTGACCTTACCGTTCTGAAGACCAGAACCACCAAAGTCAGCATTGAATAAACGAGAATCTTCGTCTTTCAATAGTTCCATGAATACTGGGTCAACAACTAACCAACGCCCAGTAGAATCAACATTTTGCTGGTCTAGCAAACGTGACATACGAGCGATAACTGTCAATGGGAATGTATCCCCAGCGGCAGGTGTTGAATCAGTAGCACCACCAGTACGAGGCTGAAGTGCAAGTGCAGCTCCACCAGAACCACCAAAGTCATCTTCATCAAGTTTCATTGATGCCAATAACTCATCTGTACCAGCAGTTGACACGGCTACAGAACCATTAACAGTAGAGTTTACTGTGTCTGGTGTACCATGAATAGCAGACTGTTTAAAGCCAGTTAAGTAACCAAGTACGTCTTGGTCAAACTGGTCAGCCAAACGGTATGCCGCACGGTCAGATGCTAGTTGTTGGAAGTTCACATGTGAATGTGCTTCTTCAATATCGTCAACCTTAAATGCAAAGTAGTTAGCTTTGTCAATTGTTAGGCTGAAGTCTTCATCGTCAAGGTCTTGTGGTGTAATAGTTGTGCCACGTGCGTAGGCCTTAACAGTAATTTCGGGTTCTTTGATAATCTTAACGGAATCACCCATGTTAGCAATCTCACCAAAGTAATCAGAATTGGTGATAGCTTCACAAACAGCAGACTTGCGGAAAGCAAGTTGCACCTGTTTGCTATAAATAACAGGACTGAAATTGCCGTTAGGAAGATTACCGTACCCGGCAGCGGAAGTAAATGCCATGATATTCTCCTATGTTATAAGCATTATTTACAGATACAAACTTACAAGACTATAGAGGCTAATATTTTTAGGTGTGACTGTACGGGTCAGGCTAAATCTACTAGGTAATCCGAAGACATTGTTCGTTTGCGAATAGTGTGTGTACACAAATAGCTAGTCCGTGTACACGTGTTGACTATAGTTATACTGATAAAGTATTACTTGTCAACAGTTTTTTATCTAGCAGAACCAGATAAATCATATATGAATTTGCCAGAACGAATAGCTTCCATGATTTCGTCTGACTGTTTCTCATATTCTTGTGGTGACATCTTTTGGACATCAGATTCTTTTATGTGGGAAGAAGCGTCACTATCTTGTGGTTTAGTTCTTGCATTCTTCGTACTAACAGCTTCAGCGGCACCTTTAGCATTCTTGCTTGGTTTTGCCTTGCTAATATTTTTATCTGCTTTGTATAAGTCAATTGCTCGTGCGGCAGACCTTGCATCGTTGTCATTATCATATAGAGCCTCTTGAATCCATTTAGGCTGTTCTTCAGCCCATTGATGAAAGTCATCACTGTCTCTGATATCTCCAAAGTCAGGATGCAATCTCATTAGCTCTACCTCTGCTTTTTCTTTTGTAGCAGAAGTTTGCATCTCATCAATTGCTTTTATTCTTTCTTCTAAGTCGCTAGATTGCTCTCTAGCTTTTTTCATAGCAATTGTTTCTACTATCTGCGCTACATCAGGATAGTCTGCCGCCCATTTTTCAATGTCTTCATCAGACTTAGGCAACTTCATTTCTTTTTTAGTAGCTTCAGATAACTGGCGTTTTAAATTATCTAGTTCTGTTTTAAATTCTTCAGCTTGTTTTTGCTGATGCCTACGTAAATCAGAATATCTTTTCTTAAAAGTTTTTTCTTCTGCGTTAGTAGGTTCTGCTTCTTCAGGTTCAGCAGTTTCTGCTTCACCCTTTTGTTCTTTCATTAATTGCTCTAACTCTTCTTCGTCACGTTTAATGCGTTCCTCTTGTGAATAAGGTTTAGATACAAATGCTGCTTTAGTTTGTGGCTTCATTTCTTCTGCCATGATTGCTTCAGACATATTATGTCTCCTACGCTGGGGCTAACCGTAGCCACTGTCGGGTGGGGAGTTAGGTAGCCAGTTAATGTGGATTATTTTTTAGAGGCTAATCCACCTGACCTCATCTTCTTAGGTTTTGGTTTAGGCTTTGATGCTAAACCACCTGTTTTAAATGCATCTTCAAATGTAGGGTCTTCTTTTCTTACCTTTTCTACTTCTTTTTGTTCTTTTTCTTCTCTGTCTTGTACCCTTTTTATTCTTTCTTTTTCTTCTTTTTTACTTGAACCTTTCGTAGGTCCTAGACTATCCGATACTCTTTCAACAAAATCTTGTTGCGCTTTCTTATCTTTTTCTTTATCATCTGTTGATTTTATAGATTTAGCAACTTGAGTTGCCTGTCTAGTAACTCTTCTTTTTCTAGTTAACTCTTCAAATTTTTCATTAACTCCACCCGGTTTTAATTTTAAATCAGGTTTATCTTCTGGGTTTAATGCATACTTAGCACTTTTTAAACCAAAAAATGCTTGTTCACCTGTAAGTGGGTCTAAGTATTCACCGTTGTCACCTATAATGTATCCAGTATTAGTTCTTTGTCCGGGTTTTAAATTTCCAAGTAAACTACTAAAAGGACTATCAGCAGCAGTTGAAAAATCAAAAGATTGTGCCATTTCCATTCTTTTTGAATCTAGCTCTCTCTTAGCTTTTTCTGCTGATGTTTCATCATCATCATCTCTACTACGTGTTTGTGCCTGACCTACAACAGGTGTTACAGATGTTGCTTGTGCATCAGGTGCAGTATACTCACTAGCCAAAACAAAACCATCTGGTAATTGTGTTACACCGGGAATGTATGTTATGGTTCTACGCTCACCTGTTGTTGGATTAATTATCTCTACAGTTTGTGGTGCAGATTCTGGTGTCTGTACTACACCCGGATATGATACATCTTGCATTTGTTCAGGTGTAAATGTAGGTACTTCTTGTTGTGTAGGTGGTGTATATGTAGGTGCTATTGGAACAGGAGCAGGTGTAGGTGGTATAGGCATAGTTGTTGCTGGTGGCGGTGCTTGTACAAAAGAAGTAGCAGGTACTTGTGAAGGAACAGTGCTTACACCAGCAACACCACCCTGTTGCATTTCTACTGGGTCATCATCCATGTCAAGGTCAGATAATTCAAATGGTAAATTATCTGGCATAACAGCTTCTTCACTGTTACCCATCTGCCCCATGTCATCCATTGTCTGCAAACCCATCTTAGCTTGTTGTCTCATCTGCATAAGTTTTTCAAGACCAATGTATCGCACTACGTCAGCAGGAAATACAAACTCACCTTCACTTAATTGTGCAGGTATGTCATCACGAACTTCTTCTTGTGTAGAGCCTGACGGTACATCATTACCAGATACAGGGTCTACTGTACCACCTTCATCCATAAGACCGCCATCGTCAAATAGTTCCATTTGTTCCTTCAGTGCCATTTACTTCATCCCTAAGATATTTGAGTTTTCGTAGTGCGGCTATTGCACCTTGTTGTCTATGTAATAAAACTGCATCAGTCGTTTGTTCTAATACATTTTGATGTATTGATATATTAGCGTCTATATAATTATTGAACGCTTCCCACTGGTGGTTGTTGTTCACCAATGGTTTGAGCTTGCTGAGTATTTGCCCCTTGTTCATTTGCTGTAAATCCTTGTTCTCCCGGCACTGGTGCTTGTCCTACACCTATATTACCGCCACCTGCTCCACTAGTATCCATTGCATCTACACCTGCTGGTGCGCCTTGTGGTTCTTGTGGTTGTTCTTGTTGAAAGCCTTTCATTAACTCTGCTTGAATTGCGGCTTCATCCATATTGTTGGTAACTTTGTCGGGGTCTAACTCCATAGATTTTGCAATTTCACGGATAATATATTGAAACTTAGCAAACGGTGCAAGTGATGGATTACTTGCAACTTGCAAGAATTGCATTAATCTTTGACTACGAACTTCATTAGCCATAAGACTTTCTGTACCTCTTGCTTTTACTTCTAAGTCACCTTTTATTTGTGGGTCATAGTCAAATTGCATATTAAATCTAAACAGTCCTTCTCCTATAGGACGTAATAGATAGTCATCTACATTCTTTATGACAGTTTTTGTACCACCAGCCGCGGCATTCATCAACATTGATATACCACTAGCAGTTCTACCTACTCCTGATACACCTGTCTGTCCATGTGCAAAAGATGGGAAGCCTGTGCTTTCATCTGCAAGTACACGAGCCTTGTCAAACAGCATCATGTTCTCACTAGATACATTCGGGAACTTTGTACCAAAGATAGCCTGACCGGGTGCGCCACCTTGTCTTCGGAACACCTTGCCGGGATATAGTGATAAGTCTTGACCCGGCACTAGGTTTGTCTCATCTACTTCTACAATCAGATTGCCTGATAACACAGCATTGTCAACAGCCATACGCATAAAGCCATTCATTAATGTCTGTGTATCATCCATGTTTTCAGCTATACCTACACCAAAGAAAGAATAAGGGTTTAACTCATATGGTGCAGCATGATATGGTATCTTAGATGGTTTAAATGGATTAAGCACCATACGCAGTAATTTGCCATTACAAATCCACACGTTTGCTTGTAACTCATCTAACTCCGTTAGTTCTTTAGGTATCTCAACACCTGCCTCTTCCATAGCATCTGTATCTACCATACCCCAGTATTCTAATACATCAAATCTTTCTACACCGTGTTCTGGTGCATAGTCAGCTAAATCATCTTCCCAGTATTCTTTAGTATAGTTTTCACCTAACTGTATTACTTCATCAATTACATTTGACCTGAACATCGGTCTTTTCTTGAGATTCCGTAATTGCGACCTTGACATCTTGTGTCGTTCAATAACATACTGCGCTTCATCCATATTATTGGCATCAGGGTCAGGATAGAAATTCCATACAGAAACGTGGGAAACTTGTGGCATTGTTTTGAATACAGGGTCATATTCACCATCTTCTCCCCAATTGGGGTACTCTTTATCTACTGCAAACGGACCTTTCATTACACCAGTACCAAATAGAGACATTTCAAATGCAGAGTTACGTAAGTGTTTACTTGCACCTGATTCTTCTAGCTGGTCATGAATTTTCTTCTCCATCATCTTTGCAGCCACCATAGCAGGGCTAAAGGTCACTGAGCTAGGTGTCTTACCCACACCTTCTTTAAGACCGTCTATACCCTCTAATTTGCCCGTTAAAGCACCAAGCATATCTTGAAGAGACTTTTCTGTAGCACCTGTTGGTAGGTCTTTACCATCACCTGCAAATCCATATGGACTACTTAGGGCAGTATCACCACGCAACTGTTCTGGTTCTTTGGGGTCAAAGTGTACATCTGCGACAACTCCTTCTGGTAATTCAGTAGGGTCAACAGATAGAGGAAACCTATTATTAGCAAAAAGTACATCAACAATTTGCCCATAGGCCGCAAGAGTTTTTGTTTTAGTAACTTTAATAAAGACACGTGACTTCTCCGATTCGGTAAAAGCTACGTCAGGTCCGTATAATCCACGATAATTACGATATGCTTTTAGCCATCTTTGTTCATCTTGGTATCTATAGTCTTCTGCTCTTTTAAATCTTTCTCTAATAAAAGGAATAATGGAAGAAACATCTACATCTTCAGCATTGCTATCCTCTACATCTTCTAATGAGATAGCGTCATCTTCAATCATTACATTTTCATCTTCTGCCATTTTAATATCCTTAATATCCAAATGTTGAATCTGCTATTGGCATACCACCACCCGGTCTTCCATGTGGGTCATAGTCAAATATACTAAACCTTGGTCGTGACATTATACCATACCTCATTGCATCATACAAGTGGTCTTCTGCTTTCGTGTCAATATCCTCTGGATTTTTTTTATCCAGTGGCAATGATGGCAATTGTGAGATAATGTCCGTGCAACTACTAAAGAAAACAAGTCTAGGCTCTTCCGTAAATTCATCTACCTGTAGCCGTCTGTGAATTTCATTCTTGCCAGAAACCCGACTACCTTTGCTTCTGTCCGAAGGTCGCCACCTACAACCCTTCTGTATCATTTGCTCTGCAAGGCTAGGACCAGTATCGCCACGCTTATGCCAAAGAGAACTATCAAGCACACCATACTTAATATTGCCATCTTCTGCCTCTAAATCTAGTATCATGTCAGCTAAGTCAGTAGCTAAGACTTTTGACACATACAGTTCCCTGTACACAATGAGTTGCTCAGACGGTGAGACAGCAAACCATACAACAGCACTGTAAGAGCCATACCCGTAATCACATGCTCTAAACTTAACCCAATTGCTAGGAATATTAAAAGGTTCAACAACATGAATATCACGGTTAAACTCTGTGAACGCTGCACCCTCTTTAATATCCCAATCACCGTCCAAGAGTTGTCTTCTTTGTTGCTCTGGGAGCGACAGGAGCATGGCTTCGTAGTCACCAGCATCTGAGAGATAGGGGTTATCAGATAGCCTAGCAGGTATAAACCGCCTTTTGAAAAGAGACTTCCCAGCTTTGCTATGCCCTGCTGGATATTTGAGAACTTCACCTGTTTCAATATCTGTCGCATCAAATGCCCTTCCATATGCTGACGGGTCAATAAACATCTTCTTAACCCAAGCATGACCTCTTCCACCGGGGTTAGTTGTTGCCCTCATAAAGATAGGCAAATCTGGTGCAGTAGACCTAAGACGAGAACGCATGTAATTCCATGCATAAGGTGACTGCCACTGTGTTAACTCGTCAAAGCCTATCCAGCTAAACGCTAGACCCTGATAGCGAAGAACGTCATCATCTCTATCAAGATAAGACATCCACAGTCTCGCACCAGAAGGGGCAGTCCACTGCATCTTTCGTTCCGACCACTTAATGCCCGGCCATATTTTAGGGTACAACTCTTGTGACTTAAATATAAGTTCACGAAGTTCTTCTGTTGTATGTCGTAACAGCAATCCACTAAATGCTGGATGCCCCATATAACGTAGTGGGTCTGCTAACATGGCATAAGACTTGCCACCACCTGCTGAACCACCATATAGTACTTCACGTTCTCCTGCAGCTAGAAAGTCAGTCTGCGGTCCTTTGTTTGGTTTGAATAAGACATTAGCATGTTGTTCCTCGTGAAACTCTTCTAAGTCAATGTCTTTAATTTCAACCGTTGGCTTTTGAGCCTGTTCTTTCTTCTTCAAGGGCTTTCGCTTTGGCGATTGCCTTTTCCGCATATTCTGCCCACTTGCGGATGCTTGCAACTTGGTTCTTACGCTGTCGCTCATTCTGTAACCGTTTCCTTAATCCTACATGAGATATGGTTCTACCACTATTAGTGACTAACCAGTTTGCTACTTCACGGTAGCTGTATTGATTTACGTGTTGTCTAGCTTTTTCTAATAAATCTAACTCTGTCGGTATGGGGTCAAGAATGTCAGGGTCTTCTTCATTTAACTTATATCCGAATGGTACGGTACGTGCTATGCGTGGTATCTGTACCCACTCGTTCTGTTCTTTTATATCTGTTGGTTGTGGAAGTTTCCACTTGCCTATACTTCTAGTCATCTTCACTTACTGCTTTCGGTGGCATAAGCATAACACCACCACTTGCTTCTACCTGCATCTTCTCTGTCTTCACCAAACCTGAACGGTCTAATAGTTCTTTAGCCGCTGACATCTTATCACGTATACCTAGTTCTGTCGGGTCATACAATGCACCTGTCATAGCCATAGCCGCTTTTGGTGCATTACGTGCCATGTACATAGATGTAGCTTCTAGTATTTCATCCTTTAGTCCTTTGACAATAGAGGTAGTTGGTGTGTTGTCTGCATACCCTGCAATCTTCTTTGCTTGTACTACATCACCATTTGCTTCTTCAAAAAGAACTGCAAGAAACTTTTGTTGTCTATCGTTTAATTGTCGTGTCATGCCATCTCTCCAGTAGCCATAGCGTGAGATAAACGTGTGCTACGTCCTTTTACTTGCCTTGCCCACCTGCTGTCTAACATCTCTTTTGCTGCGGTAGCAAAGTCATTATTATGTACAGCCGCCCACATATTTTTAAACTTCTTTAATCGTGGCACACCCATATTAAATGCCATGTCCATCAGTACTAGTTGACGTACAGCGTCTAAGCTATCCACGCAAGGGTGCGCTCTGCATAGTTCTTCCTCAACAATCTGTACGTCATTCGTTGCTAAATAAACCGCATCAGCTTCAGTTATGCCATGCTCATATATTGCATCCATATTTGGAATGTCCATATGGTCAAGTTCTTCTTTACTAATGCCACGGTCTTTTAGGTTTCTTCCTATTCCAATGGTATCAATGCCTAATGTATCTTGATAGACTGTAAGCACAAGACCTTCCCCTTGGATTAGTTTATCTATAAATTTCTGACGTTCATACTTCATTTCTTCTCACTACCTAACCAAACTGCGAATGCACCTGTCATTGCACCACTAACTACAGATATCATTGCACTTTGTTGTGTACTGATATCATCTAAGGAAATGCCCCACTCAATTACTCGTATATACATTATCGTCATTACAAGCATCATTAAGCGTGGTAGAATCTTGTACTCTAATATTGTCTTTGCAGCCATCGCTATTTCTTTCCAAAGAATTTAGTCGCGCTACGTACTCCAAAAGAAGCAGCCACAATAATACCAAGACTATACTGATACCATTGCGGCATCGCTTCCAACTGAGCAAACCCATTTGCTACAACCTCTTCCATTCCGGGTATGAATGCTAAGATAAGTGGAATACTAAATAGGATGGTAAGCCACTCATCTTTCCACGAAGACTGACTACCTTTAGCCATCTCCAAATCCCAATCAATCTCACCTGTAGCTTTCTTCTGCATTACTACAGCTTCAGCTTGTGCCTTGGCTACCTTAGTAGCTGACTGTGCTTTCTTCTCTTCTACCTTACCTTTTAACCATGTACCAGCTAAATCTGCTACAGGTCCTATAAGTAGATTAAATGCCACGATTAAATCTTTCCGATGGTTTTCTTCTTGCTCTTCTTACAGGTGTTACCGTTTTATTATCACGTTTTGGTCGCACAG